AACCGCCGGTCATTGATATTGCAAAACTTTTTAAACTACTTGATGGTTTTAATGGAACTCTATTAATTCTTGTAGTAAGAGGTGCAGTTAATAATTTTGGTCCTTGTAGTGTTTGAGTAATGGGTTGTGTTGGTTGTATTGGTGTAGGTTGTATTGGTTGTGAAATTTCAGGTTCTGATTTTAATAATTCATTTAATTGTTCTAAAATAGAATCTGAATCTATTTCTGATTTTACTACATTATTTGTAATAGGATTTGAACATGAATCTTTAATTTTTTTAAGTTCATTTTCAGTTAATATTTGTTGTAATTCTACTAAATTTAGATTTTTACAATCTATGTCACAAATATCTAATAATGAATACTCCATGTTTTTGTAATAGAAAAATAAATAAAATATTTTAATTTTTATTTATTCAGTAAATATTTAATGTTTGAGGGCATTGTGTAAGCCACCGGAGAGGGCGACTTGTTTTGATTTCATGAGTAATTCTTCAAGTGCATCGTGAATTCTGGATAATTTATCCCAACCTCTGGAAACTTTAGCAGCTTTTTCGTTAATTTCTTGTCCAGCTTTGGCTAATGATTCGTAATCAGAAGATTTAAATTCTACACCTTGGGCATATGGTGCTGTTGATAAGGCTAAGAGAGCATTTTGGAGTTTTGTTTGTGCAGTAACGAGAGTTGTAATATCATCTCCGAGTTTTTTTGCTACTGCAACTGGTGATGTTGCACCAGTTATTGTATTTAAATCTTTACCTGAGTTACGTTTAAATTGTTCTTCCATTGATGCAAATTTTGCAACAAGATTAGCAACTGATTTATCATCACCACCATACATTGCAAAAGGTGCAGAACCACCGTTCATGACTGCAGATGGGTATAAAGGAGCATGAGCTGATGCAGAACCACCTCTCATTGCTGGATTAGATACTGCTACAGTGTATTTAACAGGAATCATACTAGCAAGTACTGTTCCATATGGTGCAGATTCAACAGATTTTCTGGGTGTACCAGATGGGAATGGTAATGCAGCTAATAAACCAGGGGCTTTTTTAATGTCCATAAATGCAGCTTGACCTTCAGCTACGGCACTTTCTACCATTTTATCTTGTACCATTTTTACTCTTGCATCATAGTTTGCTCTACCTAAAGCACTAACTTCGCTAAAAGGTGATGTATTTAACCATCTATCTAATGACATTTGGCTTACGTGTGTATCATTTACAGCATGTGTAATTACTTCGGCATCTGTAGTACCACCTGCACCTGATGGAAGTTTAGTACCCATGTGAGCACCGACTACACCTTGAACTAAATGTTGTAAAATTTCTTTGCATGTTGGAAGATAGTATACTCTGTAGCCTTTGTATTCAGCTACATTTTTTTTCTTTGAAAGTTGTGTTACAAAGTCTCTTAATGCGGTTTTATCTGTATTATCTGTATTACCTGCAAAAAGTTGGTTAATTGGTGCATCAGCTGTATATGTAACTTCTGCACCTGGTGTTGCAAAAATTGGAACAGCAGTAGTATCTGAAGTAAATTTGCCTAAGTTGTTAAGAACTTCCTTTAATGTTGTGGCCATCTCTTATATATTTAAGATTTAGAAAATATTTTACCAATTTCTAAATATAATTATAATTATTAAATCCCTAAACTTTTTCCTAATTTAATTGTTTTTTTAATCCATTCTTCATCACTGTATTTATTAATTTGTAAATCATCATTTTTATATTGAACACCATATAAAGCACCACAAATAGTACCTAAAACAGCATTATCAGTAGGACCTAAAACTCCAACTATAACCATTGTTTGCCAATGTTTGTCTGATAATAATAATGCATCATATGCAACCATAATTGCTTCATCTGCTCTTAATCCATATACAAATTCTGATTGATTTTCATTAATATAATAATAAACAGTTGATTTATAAGCAGGTGCATATTTATTTCCATCAACTATATATTTAGAACTATTACCTTTTTGATTAAAATTATCATTTAAATATTGTTTCCACATACTCAAATAATCTTCTTTATCCGTAAAAAATTGTTCATCATATAATTTCATTTCTTTTATTATTACATCAAATTCATTACTAGATAAATAATCAACTATCTTATATCCCCATTTTTCTATATCTACTTTATTTAAACTATATGTTATAAATATGCCTAATGTAATTGCACTTAAAAATGTTGAATTGTTATAATGTGTTAACTTCATATTCATTATAATTTCTTTTATTAACTTTTCTTGTTCGTCTTTTTTATAATATATTAATCCATATGGTATTGCTCTTATTATTGCCATAGAATCATTATCCTCTGTTGAAAATACGGATTCTCTATTATTTTTTAAATTTTTTAATGCCATATAATTTTTATTATTAATTCCAAGTGATTCATATAATTTTTTTTCTGTAAACATATCAAATATCTTAACATATTCTTTATTACAATTGTTATTTTTTAATCCTTTAATTGTTGCAAATAATATTAATGAATTAAATGAATATTTATTATCATATACAGCATATGTACCACCATTACCTATAAATTTAAAAAATTGTTTGAGTGCATTATATTTTCCTTCATCTGTAAATGAATTACCAAAAGATTGTTTTAACGGTCTTCTTTCATTTTTTTTAGTATATTCTTTATATTTATAACCAATAATATCTCCTAAAACACTCATTATTAATGTTTCCATTTTAACTTAAAATATAAAAAGATTAAATTATTATATTATATTTATATTAAAATGTCCCTCTCTGTAAATGATTATATCAAATATGACTTGTATAATGTATTTCTCATGACTAAGAAAAACTTTAATGTAAATTCATTACGTAAAGCCTATCAACGACAAGTAATGATTTATCATCCTGATAAAAGAACTCCTGATACTACACCTGAAGAAAAACAAGAATTAGATACTACTTTTTATTTAATTAATAATGCATATACTATTTTATCTAATGATGAACTTAGAAAAACATATGATAAACTACGTGAATTGGAAGAAAATGAAGAAAAAAACTTTGTTAGTTTAAAATCTCAATACAAAAAGGAAGTTTTAGATTCTAAACCTGATCCTGAACTCGAAAAAAAGAAAGCACTAGCTGCTGAATCCTTTCAAGAACGTATGGATAGAATGAATCGTGAAAAAGAACAATTAGCAACATCTGGTGTATCTACTTATAATAATGAAGATATTTTTGTCCATCATCGTGATATTTCAGGTAGTATTAATAAGAATTTAAGTAATTTTCAATCTAGTCGTGAAAAAGATAATAAAGAAATTGTCGAACATTGGAAATCAACTAGTAAAGATGAAATTGAAGAATTTTTACGCTCTCAAAAAATAAATCCAGCTGATAATTTTAAATCTGAATATTCAAATATTAATTTTAAGCGTAATGAAAAAATTGAAGCTACTAATAAAGAATATGATGGATTAGTTAATGATATGGGTGGTAAATATGCAACATTAGATGAAGCATTTGGATTATAATATTATTTTAATAACAATTAACTTATTAAAATAAAATTAAGCTATATAATCGATACCTTTATTAACTGTATATATATCATCTTCATTAGTTTCTATAATTTCTTTTATTTCTGTTTCTTCTGGTGTTTCTTCAGGTGATATTTCAGGTGACGCTTCTGGTGATATTTCAGGTGACCCTTCAGGTGAATCTTCTTTGTTTTCTAGAAAATATTGTATTGCACTTTCATACCCATGTTGTATTCTTTTCTGTCTCTCTTCATGAGTAATTTGAGTATTAATTAATTCTAATGCATTATGAGTTTTAATATTAATAGTATATTGATTATATGTTTCTACTTTATGCATTACATGCCAATTATATGTTAATTCTATCATTTTAGTACAATAATTTAAAAAATCTATATTTAAATCAATATTATCAATATCATTTATCATATTAATACCTATCAAAGAATCATCCTTGAATAATTGTATTGGATAATTATCAAATATTCCACCATCAACTAAAAATTGTTCATTATGAATAATTGGCTGATATAAAAATGGTAATGCAGTTGTTATTAATAATCCTTTCCATACTTCCATATCTGGATATGTTTCATAATTCAGTATTTCTAATTTATTTAATGTTAAATTAGCAGCAATAAAATTTATTTTTTTATCTGTTAGTTCATATAATTGCTTAAATGTAATATCTGAATTAATATTCTTTCTCATTAAAAATTGCTGTATTAATAATTTTTTTATTTCACCATTATCTAATCCTTTGTTTTCTAATAAATAATCCAAGTGCGGATCCAATAGTTTTTCAAAATTAAATTCTAATATAAATAATTCTATATCTTTAGGTGTGTATCCTATTGAAAACATGGTACTTAATAATCCACCTGCTGATACTCCAATATATTCTGTAATATTTTTTAAAATATTAATTTCCTCTAAATATTTAATTGCACCATATATATAAAAAAATTTAAAACCTCCTCCACAGATTAGTAATTTAGTAATGTTGCGTTTAGTCATTTTCCTTAATTACTAAATCAGAAATTAGAATTACTAAAATACCGTATAAAATTATAATTAATATATTCTTTTGACTGGGTGTAATATTATCAAATGTTTCTTTAAGACTTTCAGCTGAAAATTGTTCAACAATACTGTTATAGTTTGCATCTTGAAAATTTTCTATTTCTTTTTGTGTAGAATCATATGAAAAATATTCTTTTTTTCTTGAAGCTAAAACTTTATTTCTACATGTTGCACATTTACTTAAATGATCATCTATTAAATCACATGCTTTAAGATTACCATTATATCTCTTTTTTACTGGTTGAAAAGATTCTCTAATAGGTTTTTTTACTTCATTCGAATCAATTGATAAGATATTTTCTTTTGGTTTTGTGTAATTATAGCGTTTTTCAAGTGGAACTGATTGAATATCATTTTTTGATGGTGGAATACCCCAAGCATCTTCTAAAGTAGAATAATTTAATCTACTGTTCATATTTAATTTTATAATTACTATTATTAAAGATTTTTAATCTATATAAATAATATAAAATGAGCGACTTAGTAAATACTGCAAAAGATGCAACTTCAAATGTTGTCAATGGTACTTCTGAATTAGTTGGTTCTACAGTAAATGACTTTATGGTAGCAATTAATAATCTTTTACTCAAAGTAACTTCTAATCAATACTTATCTACATTCATTATTTTATTCTTTGTTGCATATGGTAGTGCATTAGGTTCCGGTAATAAACCACCTAAATTCGTTGTAGATTTATTTAAAAATCCTGTAACACGTATTGTTTTATTAACAATTATTGCATTTGAAATTAATAAAGATTTAACAATGTCTGTTGTTTTAGCATTAGCATTCTACTTAACACAACAATATGTTTTCCAACAAGAATCATTTGACCAAATTAAAAATTTAGAAACTCTCCAAAACAGATATTATTTAAATAAAGAAAAAACAATTAAATCAAATTAATCATTTATATACATCTTAATATAAACGATTATACGTTAAAATTATTAATTTAGTTTCTAGTTAACATTATGAGCAATATTAAACCCAAAGTTGAACTTAACACCAGCACAGATTTAGGCTTTGAATTACTTGCAGATCCTACTAAAATTAAACCTCAAAAGAAAAATATTAGTTTAACACATATTTCTGAAACAGAAGATGGTGATTCTCATGTTGTTGATAAAGTAGATAGTCAATCAGATTCTATTTCCAGAGATTCAAAATCATCTAGAACTGATTCAGATATTAGCAGAACATCTAGAGGTTCTAGAGGTTCAAAATCATCTAAAAGAAGTTATGTAGCTAGTAAATCTATACCATTTAGTGGTGGTGATAATAGTGCACCTGCTGCAAAACCTAACTTTTTTTCAAACTTTTTTGGTAGTAGTATTCCAAAACCAGCTGAAACTGCTGCACCTGCACCAAGTTATAGTTTTCCATCTAACGTACCAAAAGATAATTATGATTCATTACCAGAAGACCAAAAAAGATTAAAACGATTACAAAAATTTGCAGAATTAAAATATATTAAAGATACTTATCATGTTATTTTAACCAAAGAATTTTCTTATAATTCAGATTATCATGAAATGTGTGCTGAAATTGAATTTCATCGTGCAAATATTAGTAAAAAGAATAGTGTTGAATTTTTCAAATCAATGGTATTTGGTTCAGTTGGAATGGTTGATAAATTAAATAAAATGTTTGATCCATTTGGATTAAAAGATTCATTGGATGGTTTCCCTGAACACTTAAAAATGACTACAGGTGATAGTGAAATATATGAAGAATTAGCAGACAAATACAAGAATAAATTCAAAGAATATTCAGTAGAAGTAAGATTTATGTTATTAATTGTTGGTAGTGCTGCTGGATTTATTGCTGCTAAAAAAGCATCTGAATCAATTCCATTTTTTAATAACTTAGATCCTAGAACCAAAGAAGACCTGGTTAGAAACTTGTCACAAAATATTCAAGCTAATGTAGTTCCTGCATCTGCTGCACAAAAACAAAGAGAAGAACAAAATAAAATTTTACATTATATGATGCAACAAAAACAAGCTGAAGAAGAAAAAGCTGAAAGAATGAATAATATTTTAAGACAAAATGAACAATCACAACGTATTATGGAAAGTTTAGCAAATAACAAAAAAATAGATAAAAAATCATTAATCACATCATCAATCGATAGTGATGATTCTACAATTAAAAATACCAATGCAACCGCCTAAAAATGCTTAAAGAGACATCACTAAATATGATATATGAGCCATGAGCAACCTAGCAACGACGTAGAAAGCAAAGTCGAAAATCCTTCTGTAGATGGAACAAATGAGAAACCTGTAAAAATTTTAAAGAAAAGAGGTAGAAAACCTTCAGGGAAAGTATTAGATATCAAAAGTATTGAACCTAAGAATATTACATCATCATTAGATCCTGAAAAAGAATGTTTTATTATTCATTTACCATTATCAACTAAAGATATTAATAATTTAAATAATAAAAAGATAAATGAAAATGTCTTTCTTGATGATAAAAGTAAATTAGATAAAATAACAACAACGGAAGAGATGGTAACTGAAACAAAACATGAATCTGAATTAGCGTTAACAAATGAATTATATTACACAGAAAATTCAGATAGTAAGAAAAAATGTTATAATTGTACATATTTAAGTGAAAGATGTAATGCTCTTCATCTTAAATTACAAGAAGTAACAAATATCAAAAATATACAAGATACAATGGAAAACAAAATTCACGATTGTACAATTAATATTGTAGATAGTGAAACATGTAAATGGAAGGAATCTACCAATATTTGGTGTTGGTGGTGTGTGCATCCATTTACAAATTCTCCATTTGGTTTACCAATCAAATATGATAATAATACGTATCATATTCAAGGTTGTTTTTGTTCACTCAATTGTGCTAAAGCTTACAACGTAAAAGAGAATAATTATAGAATGAGTGAAGTAAATTCTTTAATTGAAGATTTCCGTAGGGATATCTTTGGCGTAAATACGTATCCAGTTACTATGGCTCCACCACGACAAGCATTAAAGGTATTTGGAGGATATCTCACCATAGAAGAGTTTAGAAAGGAATTTTTCAGTTTAAATAAAAATACTATTATGTTAAGTCCAACTGTAGCACCTGTTAGAAATTTCTTTGAAGAAGAATATCACGATAAAATCATCAGAGGAACTGCTGGGGGTATTAGACCAAGACTTAAAAGAAATACACAACCACCGCAATCATCATATAATTTAGATAGTATAATGCAAAGAAGCGAAGAACAATAAACTACGCTTCGCTACGTCTCGTTTCACTCGTTTTTATGCTACTCGCATAAAATTCGCTACGCTCAGTTAACTTCGTTAACAATAATGATTTTTCTTTTTATTAAAAAATTTATTAATATAAATTTTTTAATCCTTTAATGTTTGCATAGCAAACTGAGCGAAGCGAATTTTACACGATTAGTGTAAAAACGAACGAAGTGAGACGGAGCGAAGCGTAGTTTATTTCTTAATCTTTTTGAGATATTTTTTTTCTTTGGTTTCACGTTTTTGTGCAATAACTTTGGTAATATCTTTGGCTTTGGTGTCATCTTTAGTAATTTCAGCTAAACCTTCTAAGATAACTTTTTCATTAAATCCACCTTTTGTTTTTAATACATTCTTTTTAATTCTACCTTCAGTAATAGTAACATCACTTACATCATGTTCTTCCATATAATCAATGATAAAATTTTCAAATTGTTTCTTTTCATCACGTAAATCTTTTAAAGATTTCATTAAAGTATTAATTTTATCTTCAGTTTCAATCCATGATTTAACCATTTGATTATATTCAGATGAATTATTTGTTGTTTGATTTATGTTAGTTTCATTATTATTTGACATTTTATGTAAATAACAAGGAAAAAAAATTTTTATTTGGAACTTAATATTTTATTTAATAATTTTGCATATTCATAATTATCCATTAATATTCTTTTGACACCTGCATCTGCTGTAAATACTGGTATATAGCTATATGTTTCAGCATATAAAATTGGATCATATCTATAATAAGTAATTGGATTAAATTCAACATTTTGACCTTTTAATGGACCATTGAGTGCATACCATTTACGACCTTTTAACGTTTTCTTTTTCTTTGGTTTATAATCATAATCATCTTCTAACATTTCTTCTAATTCAGGATCTAAATCTTCATCATCTACATATCTTTTTTTACCACCGTCTTGTTCTACTTCTTTATCTGATTCATCAGGTTCTTCAGATGTTAATACTGACTTTTTTTTACGATGTAGAAAATTTTGTAATTTTTGTTGAAAGTTATCTAAATGTACTTCAGTTGTTAATGGTTTTATAGCATAACTAATTCCTTTAGAGCTTTTTTTATCTTTTGATTCATAAACTTCAAAATGTAGATAATCTGAATCTTTACCTCCTCCTGTTTGATGTAGACTAGATACTCTTTTTACTCTTTGTAATGTAAATTTAAATTTGGGTATATGACCTACAAAATATTGTGATAATTCTTGATATGCAGAATGTGCTGCTTGTAATGAATTATCAGCGGTAAATACTCTATCAAAACTTCCTATTATTAATGGATTAACTAATTCGTATCTCTTACTCATAAAAACTACTAACAAAAAAAATTGATATATTTTTATTTATTAGATATAAACGAATATAAATTATATAAGAAAATGGCAACCAGCAATTTGGTATTTGAACTTAAAACCGTGCAAAGCAATGCATTTAAAACATTAGTAGATGCTATTAAAGATATTTTAATTGAAACCAATATTCATTTTACTAAAAATGGCGTTCTACTTAACGCTGCTAAAAAACCTACACATGAAATGAGTATTATCATGAATCTTATGAAAGATAAATTCCAAATTTATACTCTCAATGAAGAAAAGATTCTTGGTGTAGATATGGTTAACTTACATAAATTAATTAAAACCATGAACAATGATGATTCATTAACATTATATTATTATAAGACAGATCCTAATAATTTAGGTATTCGTATGGAGAATGAAAAGAAAAATTGTATTACTGATTACAAGCTTAAATTACTTGACTTGAATCCGGATAAAGAATTTAAACTTCCTAATGATAGTAATAAAACTTATTTCCAAACGATTTTATCCGTACCTTCTCAAATTTTCCATAAGATTATTAAAGATATGGCAAATATTTCAGACTCAATTGAGATAACAAGTGTAAATGATATTTTAACCTTTACAGGTAAAGGGGACTTTGCTTCTCAATCTTCTACATTAAAACAAAAAGTAGATAAAAAAGATGATGAGAGTATTAAAATTAGTAAGAAAGCTGAAAATAGTGAAATTATTCAAGGCTTATATGAACTTAAAAATCTTACAACTTTTACAAAATGTGTAGGATTATGTTCTTCAGTCGAATTATTCTTAAAAAATGATTATCCATTATTCATTAAATATTTAGTTGCAGATTTAGGTTATGTTTATCTAATTCTTTCACCTAAAGTTAATAATACTAAATTGTCGAATGATAATTTAGATTCCGATGATGAAGAATAAGAAAAAATAAATACAATTTTTATTTATAATACAAACATATTATGAATAACGATTCAAGTTCTGAATATTCGTCTAGTGATGTAGATATTCAACAACCAGATGTAAGTCTAATGGAACATCATAATATTCATGTTGATTTAAAAAAAATAAAAATGATAAAAATTCTTGAAATATGTGGTGGTGTACTTGTATTTAATTCTATATTTGCTACATTATGTTATTTTTTCTTATATGGACAAATTAGTAATGCTACTACATATCTTGACTATTATTATTTTGGATTAGTAACTATTGCTACTGTAGGTTATGGTGATATGTCACCAACAACTCAAACAGCTAGAGCAGCTATGTCATTATATTTGATATTCTTGTTTTCATTCGTATTATCATTTGCATTATAATTTTAATATTTCCATATAAAATCTGCAATAACAGTAAATGTAAGAAATGAACTAATAGCAATAATAGAACCAATAGTAAAAGCAAATCGAGTTTCTCTATTAACTGTAATACCTAAATATATAAGTAATTCATCTAATATAGTATCTTTTTTTCCAGTTAAAAACTGTTCTGCACGTGTAACTATACATCCTTTAAATATAATATTACTTATTAATACTAAAATACATAATATTAAATATATTATTCTCATTATACTTCTCGGTGGAAAACTAAAGTATAATACATGACCAAATATTGAAATTAACATATGCATAATTGTTAATATTTTTCCTTTTAATTTATCATCATTTATCCAAAATAATAACATTTGTGTTCCATCAACAATAATATCAACTGATAACTCTCTAAAATTACGAATTGTTGTTTCATAATCGTTTATTATATTATTTTTAATTTTTATAAATGTTTTCTTCATTATATTTTAATATTAATTATTATGAATATATTGAACATAATTATTACAATCGATTAATAAAAATATATTTATTTTGAATATTTTTATTATATCTAATAGAGTGCTTTGATGTTGTAATCGTATTCAATAGTAGAGTTATTGAATGGACCAATATCAAATTTAGGTGTAGGTACGCTACCACGAATATCATATGATGCATTTCTTAAAGATTGTCCAATAGTATCAATACCGATTCTAGCTTGAGATGATGCAGATGCTAATAAGTTACCATTTTCGATTTCTAATTGTGCACCACGGTCATATGGTGAGTTGAACCAACCAGAATTCATTTCTTGTGGGCGTAAGTCTGAGCTGGTTTGCATTTGTCTGCCACTTGGATTGGCTAAGTTTTGGTCAACACCTAATGTGTAATCAGCACCGTAACCAGCACTTTGGCTATCAGGTGATGAACCCATTACTTCACCAGAAGGTGTTAAGAGTAAAGGTTTAAATTGACCTGTAGGAAATTCTTTATTTTTAGATGCAGAGTCTTCTACAGATGGAGGTACTGGTCTAGCATATTCTGGTGGAGGAATTGGATTACCTGGTAAATCATTTCCACCAGAAGGTTGTAAAGATGGATCATCAACCATTGCTAAATGTTCTTTAACTCTAGGAGCTTGTCTTCTTATATTATTTACTGGATTTACTTTTCTAGCATTGGTGAATTTAGCATTAGATGGTCTGAATAGGTAAAAAATTGCTAATGATAAGACCGCAATTATTAATATAGTAGTAAAATTATCTTTCTTTGTATCCATTGTATATAATTATGTATTAGATAAATATATCTTAAATAATTTTTTTTTCTTTTAATTTTCTTCTTAAACTTTTACTATAAATTATCTTTATAAACAGTATGAATAATTATTTAATCAATGAGCAAATAAAGACTTTATTACCAGATTCTAATTCACCTATACCAGATTTTAAGCAAGTATCTAGATTAAAAAATAAATTAGGTGAAAATTTATTACATTTAATAGTTAAAACAAATGACTATACTTCTATTAAAAATGTTATTGATTCTACTAAACTTTTACCACTAGATGAACAAGTAATATTTTTTACTTCCAGAGATAAAAAATATGGATATACTCCATTACATACTTATTATAATTTTGTCATTGATAACAATCTAAAAAATAGTAATTCTAATAAAATAATGGAATTATTAATGGATAATATTCCAAATAATATAGAAGATTATAGGGGTAATAAAATAGAAAAAATACATTAAAATAAAAGGTATAATATTATATTTAAAAACATTAATTCTGATTTTTTTTAAATAATAATTAATATAGAAAGATGAACACAGAAACAGAATCTAATTTTATTATTAAGGCTTTTAAAAATTATTTTAATCCTCAAGATACAGAAGGTGGAACTGACCTTATTAATAAATTACAAGAATTAAATAATTCAATGATTGTTGATGAAAATTTAGAAAAAAATTCAGTATTTATCGAACCTACTGAAAAAAATGTTCCATCAAGAGATGAATTATTAGCAACTGAAGTTCCTCCTGAAAATAAATCAGGATACATGATGATGGGCGGTTCAAATAATGTAATTAAAGGTATTCGTAATGAAAATCATTTAGATATCATATCTGAAGGACATAGTGAAACTGACGATGAATTAATGTATGGTGGTAAAAATAAACCATCACCAAGTGATGAAATTCATCAACAAGCACTTGATTATTTAAAAGATGATTTAAAACTTGAACCATTAGAAGCACGTGCATACAAATCTTTAGCTTATCAAGAAATTAAAGAAAATAATCCTGATATTACCAGCTTAGAAAGAGCAAAATTAATGTTAGCATTAGTAAAAACTGATAACTTTTTAGATAAATTCAAAGAAAAATTAGATGAACGTATCAACATTATTAAAACTAAAGATGAAGAACGTGAAAAACGTTTAAGTGAATCTGATAAAGAAAGTGTATCACCACCATCTGAATCTGAAAAAAAAGTTAGAAAAAGTTCAAAAAAATCTAAAAAATCAAAAGATTCACAAGAAGGTGGATACTATTCTGATACAAGTGTTGATTTAAATTTCACTGAAACCAATGCAAATGTACCTTACTATAAAGAATACATGGAAGCTAAAAGAAAATATTTACAATCTAAGATGCAATCAAATAATATTTCAGGTGGTGAACTTATTAATTTTGGTTCATTAGCCGAATTACGTAATTACCTTGACTTAACCGAATAAAATTCAGTTCGCTATGCTAACAAATAAGAATATTAAAATATAAACAATGTATTTTAATATAATTATAAAAATGACTTCGTATTACTTAGGAAAACTTTCTTCAAATGAATATTTATTATTAGAAAATAAGAATACCATTAAATTTGAATTTAAAACAAAATCATTTGAAGGTGTAAAAACATTTTTTAAAAATAATTATTTGAATGTATTGAATCCTGATAATTTTATGTATAATTTAGAACAAAACATTGATTCTTTCATACAAAAAAATATTTCTGGTTATACCTTAAAATCAAATATTATTTTCAGTGATAAACAATTCATTCAATTTAAAGTAAATAAAAATCAAGTTATTGAACCTGATACAAATCTTATTTTAACTGTTGAAATTGATAAAATAAAATTAAATCCAAAAAATAAAGAGTATTCTATTGTTTTACATCTAAGTAAAATTCAAATTATTTAATTCATTTCTTTTAACATTTTATTAATATAATCATTTACATGTTTAACTGTTCTACCACCTTTGTATTCTTCTTCTTGTAAATCTCCATTAGCGTCAACATAATTAAATACTAATGTTGGAAATCCTTCAATATCATTACCTCCAGGAGTTTGAATTCTAGATTTAACTTCTGTGCAATCAATTTCATTTAATTGAACTTCTTCGCTATCATCATATTGTTTCTTTAATTTACCCCATGATTCTTTAATAAATTGTTTACAATGTCCACACCAATGTGCAAAATATAATGTTACATTTAATTTATCAGATGATAATTTAATTTTTTTTGTTTTTGGTTTTACTTCTGCTGCTTCTTCATCTTCATCATCATCTTCTGCTTCTTCATCTAGTTCACCTGATGCATTCATTAATTTTTCTATTTTTTCTGAATGATTAGTTACACTTTTATATAAACCTTTTGGTGAAAATACTTCAATCAATAGCATAATCAATACAACAGCTATTAATAATATAATTAATTTTTTTGAATTAGGCATTGAACTAATTGTTGATAGATATTTATTGACTGTTTCCATTTATAAGTTAATATTAGAAAAAAAATAAATAATTATATATAAATGTTAAAACAAATTGCTAATGAAGTATGGAAGAAATGTCAAGATGAATTAGGTAAAGATGATAATAAAAAATTATTAGAGCATTACATATATAAACCTGTAAATAATACCATATTCGATCTTAAAATGTATTTTTTATTATCTATATCAATTCAAGTAATATTAACTATATTAATTCTTTTAATATTAATAATGTTTTTTATTCACACAAAAAATAAAAACTAATATATAGTATGTTTCAACTATCTCCTCTTTTGAAATTTGTAATATATTTTGTATTTACTTTTACTTGTGTATATTATTTAACAAAAGATCGTCTAGATGAAAAATCTAGATACGTATTAGTAGGTTTATTAATTTTACCTTATTTATTCATAGAACAAATTAATAATTATGATAATGTTCCTAATGAAATCGTTTCACCTTATGAAAGAGTTTCACCAATTGTTAAACGTGGTGTAGAAAATAAAGCAAGAATTTTACCACCTAAAATTGAACATTATGAAGATGTTAAAAATATAACAGTTACAAAAGAAGATGTTAAAGAACAATTTAATAATTTAGCTAAACCACCAAAAGAAAATAATCCAGAACCTAAAGCAGAAAATAATAAAAATATTATTGAAAAATTTACTAATGACGATATTGCAAAAGTAATTGCTTTACTCCAAAATGTTCAACAAGCTCAAACTACAAATCCATCTACACCAATTGATTTATCAACAATTCAAGTATCTTCAACTGCTCCTTTACAACCTTTAGGTGCAAACGGTGATGGTTTAACTAATGAATGGGATCAAGATTACGTTCTCTTAAATACTAATAAATGGGGTCCTGCATTAAATCCTCCTCCTGTTTGTGTTGCTGAAAAAGAATGTCCTGTCTGTCCCAGTTTAACATCTGGTTATCCTTTGGCATTGAGAGATTTTGATTCTACTAGAAGAATTACACCTGCAATTCAAGCAAATACACCTGCAATGAATGCTTAATATAAAACAAAATTGATAATTTAATTAATTATATCCAATTTAATTAAATTAAAATGACAGAGAATAGATTCATGGAATTAGTTGATAAATATATTATTCCACGATTTCTATTAAATGAAATATATCCTTATTCTGAAGGTACTCAATTAGAATTTAAAAAATCATTTCACATTAATCAACATAATAAATATCGTGAAACAATTTGTGCTTTTTTAAATACTAATAGTGGAATTATAATATATGGAATAGATGATAATTGTCAAATATTAGGATGTTATTTAACAGATAAAGAAAAAGATGATATTCTATTATTTGTTGATAACATTCATAATATTTTAAAAACATCTGCTGGTGATAATATTAATCCTGATTCTATTAAAGTTATTTTTGAAAAAATAGCAAAGAATTTATACATCATTATGATTAAATGTTATAAATTTGATAATATTAAATATCAATTTATTAATGGCGATTCATGGATTAGAATGAATGCTAGTAATATGAAAGTAATTCAAGATAAACTATATCTAAAAGAACATATTAATAATATTAAAAAGAAATTATATAATAAATATCAAACAGATATCAATCATACTGCTATAATTGTTAGCAATATTATGATTTCTAAACAAAAGAAAGAAGAACAAATAAATAATATGAAAAATTATTATTTATTAAAATATCGTTTCAGTCTAATTACTTTTTTTGCTGGATTTCTAATCTGCTCAATACTTACACATTATGTTTCGCATTGTATTCATATTCATTCATAGTCTGCTCAACGCTTAAGCATTATGTTTCGCATTGTATTCATTTACATATTTAGATGCTGCAACATGGTATATTACAACACCAGCTAATAAGAATGCTACTTCAAATAAAAAGTTTTCTGTTACTAATGGTGCAGAGTTGTGAATTGCCCAGAATACATGGTATGTGGCGGCAATTACAAATACTTTTGCTAAATCAACTACTAAGGCAGATTTTGTTGCTGGATCCATATTCATTTTATATATACTATATATATAAAAATAAATGTGTTTAATATAATATATTTTTATAATAACTATTAATATGATTAAAGACACCCTTTTAGTTTGCAGTTTAATACTATGTTTTGTTTTAATATATAGAATATATGTTGTAAGTCAAAAAATTAATAATCTAGAAGAGAAATTTGTTATTCTAGACAATTTTTCACAAACACTTTTTAATTACATTTCAACAACAAATAATAACAATAATCAACAAAAACCAGCTGAACCTGCTAAAGCAAATATAATTACATATTCAAATTCTGAAAATAATAAAAATGATTCTGAATCAGAGTCTGAATTAGATAGTGAATCAGATTCTGAATCAGATTTAGATAATCATGATGTTGCTACTAATGCAAATATTGTAGAATCTACTGAAAATTTTGAAACAAAAGAAATTTTATCAGATATGGTATCACAATTAAAAGAATCTATTATTCAAAACAATAATGAAAAATTATCTAATGATTTAAAAGAAGTTGATGAATTAAAAGAATCATTAATTGAAAATAATCTAGAAACAACTGAGAAAAAGAACGATTTAAATGTTTTTAATTCTCCAATTGAAGTTGAATCAAATGAAGTAACTGTTGTAACTAAAAAAAAAGAAAAAGATCTTCAAGAAATGACAATGGAAAAATTAAAAGAATTAGCAAAGAAACAAAATATCACGATATCACAAGGAAAAAAACAGAAGAACAAATCGGAGCTAATCAAAGACTTGTTAGCAAACCAATAGAAGTTCTTGATTTAACACATAAAAATCATTTACCAAATAATCTATATGATTTAAATGATTTACCACCTTTGCCACCTTTACCAGTAGTTTCTTCATTACATTCTTTAAACTCATTTCCTATTATTAATACAATGTTAACTTCTCATATGAATATGGTAAATCAACAACTTGCACAAATATCTACTTTTAATAATTTATCAATAAATAATCTACAAAATAATATATCATCTGAAGGAAATTTTCTATTTGTATTTTATGAACTCTAAATTTGGTGATTGTTGTAACTGTCCTGCCATTGGAAATAATCGTAATTATACAGAATGGAGAGATCGTGATGATCTCCAATATAATATTATGAAACAAAATAACTTAACCAATAGCAATCAATTCCGTGATTTCTTAATTGGTAATGCTGCAAACATTATTACTAACAATATTAAAACTCTTGAATCACACTACAAATGTAACTACAATACACCTGCAAATCAAATTGTAATGGCGGCTGATACAAGTGGTTATATTAACGGTCCTTTAGTGAACCCTGCTGATAATAAAGGACCTGCTTAACATATTTAATTTTAGATGAATTTACTAAAATTAATTATTGATTATTTACTTTAACCCATTTCAATGCACCACTTACATATGCTGAAATAAATGTCATTGTATCTCCTACATTAGTAATAGAACCACTAAATCCTACTACTTGTCCTGTAAATGTAATTGTATTTGTTCCTGCATTTGGATTTACTACTACTTGAAATTTCATTTCTTGACCTACATTAGCTGGTGTTGGTAATGTGACTGTATTTGCTCCTGCTGATAAACCAGTAGTTAAATCTAATGGATAATATGTATATAA